AACTGACTTCCTTGTCGCAACCGGTTACCAGTTTTTGATAATCAGCTCCTTAGTTGCCTTAGTCTTCGCATTGCCGCCAACTGTGTAATTGATGTCGACAGATTCAATCCTCAAGCCATTGAATGCCTGACGCATTTCAGGAATGTCGTTGACGCTGATAATCATTTTGCCGAGGCATGTTTTAGCCAGTTCGGCCATGCGATCATATTGCTCTAATCCAAAATCAACACCATATCCTTCAGTTCCCCAATATGGTGGATCCAAATAAAATAACGTGTAATCACGGTCATACCTCCGAATACACTCAGCCCAATCAAGCCGTTCAACGGTTGTTCTGGATAGACGCAAATGGGCATCTGCCAAGTCGTCTGCCAGCCGATTATAATTAAGCTTAGGGGGAGCAGACGCTGCGGTACCAAAATGCTGGCCAGAAACTTTTCCACCAAAAGCCAACTTCTGCAGGTAATAAAATCGTTCTGCTCTTTGGATGTCCGTTAATGTGGCCGGGTTAGTTTCCTGATGCCACAAATACTGCTCGCGACTAATCAGTGACCATTTGAAGTGCCTTAAAAACTCTTCCAAATGGTGTTTAACCACACGATACAAATTAACCAAGTCACCATTCACGTCATTTAGCACTTCAACGTGGGCCGGTTCCTTCATGAAATACAACGCGGCACCACCACAAAACGGTTCAACGTATGTGGTATGAGCTGGGAATTGTGGAATTATATGTTTTGCTAGGCGGCGTTTACCGCCAATCCAAGGAATAATTGGTTTGGTCATAATGAGCCTTCTTGTTTAACTTATTGATTGTGTTAGGCTCTCTATGCCGTTGCGCGCGGTAGAGAAGCCTTAGGTTGGCTCACATGGCATGATCATGTGTGTCGGCGTTCCGGCCTGGGTTGCCGCCCAGTCCGGTTCGCTTCTCTTTAGATGTTCACTTTTCAGGCAAAAGCAAACCTGCAATGGCTTAATTCAGCCAACTCTTCTAAAGTATTTTTTTGTCTCTAAAATTACTTTTTGTTTTCTAGTCGGTCCCACTGCAAAGCGGTCGCGCAGTGGTCTTTTTGGAAGAAAAACAGCGCATTGATAAATTTTTTAGGCCATGATTTTTTCGACATAGCCGCCCTGGCTGACAGAGAATAAGCGGGGCTGCCGCCAATTAAGACGTTTAACACCCGGCTTAATGCACTACCAAGCCTAAATAAGTACTGTTTCATTTGGTACCTCCTGCGGCCAAAGATCCCCAAGCATTAATTGGGCTTCCGCTTCATTGGCAAATTTATAAAAATACGTGGGAACCCCAGCAATTAAACACTCCGCTTTCGCATCTGGGTTTTCTGCTGTCGGGACATCTGGATTTACTCTGTAACTATCCAGCTCTGGAATTTCAGAATCGGAATTCACATGAAAGCCCGAGTAGTAAACCGGTTGATCGTTTTCATCAATCCCTTTGAATAATTGTCCAAGAATATAGACTGCCATGAGAAATCCTTATGGTGTTATGTAAGCCAGCCTGAAGCCAAAGTCACTACTTGTTGCCGTGCGCAATTGGCCTAAATACAAAGCGGCCAATCCTGAGCCACCTCCAAGTTTGGAGTATCCACCACGTTGGCAAATTCTTTCACCGGAAATATCGGAATAGACCCGACCGTTCAAAGTGCTACCTGCAGGTTCAACTAAAAGTTTTTTCAACAATTGATTGGAAACATAACCAAGTGATTTAGGCATATCCCTCCAGACGGCACTAGTTGTAGCAATAGTTGGAGCGGCATCTGTCAATGTAATGCCAGACGCACCGTCCAAATAAGCACCTTGCGCCACCCATCCGCTTTCGACCTGCATGTTGAACAAAGAAGCATGTAGCTGTCCTCCAACTAATTTCAACCCTTCTTGCCACTCCCATACATTTCCAACCAAATCCGCTATGCCATCTAGTTGCTTGTTGTGGCGCCACTCAACTGGACCACTCCCAGTGCGAATTACTGGAGTTCCCGCAGTTGCTGTTGGTAAAGCACCATCGTTGCGACGGCCAAATTCAAGAGTTCGGTCATGGGCACGACCGTAGTCAGTATTTCCCCTCGGCTGAAAACCATTCGCTTCACACCAAAGAGATATTGCAGCCCATTCGTGAACCGTCATAAGGTGCCATCCGGCCCCCTTTGACGAACACGCAGCTTTTGCATTATCAAAATTGATGTTTGCCGCTGGCGCTACTCCAGCAGCAGATACTGCTATGTTATTTACCATCGAGGCTTGGTATGTGCCGATAAAAATTTCAGACTTTGGCGAACCAGTTCCAACATCAAATGCACTGCATACGCCCGTCCCCATAGCCCCAGTCATTCCCAACTCTTCATAGCGAAAAATTGGAATAACGTTCATCGTCGAGGGGTAATCATTTTTATCAAAAATTATGGTTTGCTTCCCGCCTGTTGCTTGCTCAAGCGCTCGGCGGTCACCATTTATGATGTTAAAACTACCTGGCATAGTTAGTTCCTTGAAATTGCAATAATAGTAGAAGCATCCGGAATACGAGGGCTATAACGTTTTTTGAAGAAAAGAGTATTTGGTTGCCCTGTTAAGTTATCGTATGCAACCCCGATCCGCGCTGCCGTAGGAGTTACGACTCCAATAAGGGCGCCAGATATTACAAGTGCTCCATTTATCCAAAGCTCAATGCTGGTAGTTGAGTAAACTATAACTGCATTCATAATCGTGCCAGCGGAGTAAACTGGGCTTGATGAGGAAGTGAAGTTATTTACGGAACCTCCCCCACTTACAACTCTTAGAATGAAAGAATTGTTGTTTTGTTTAAGGAGATTAATTCTTTCATTTGCAGATCCATTATCTGCAGTAAAAATTGTTTGAGAAGCTAGGGAAACAGCAGGCATTACAAATTTCAAATAGATGCAACCATGCTTTTTCCCCCACATTTGCGAGAATGACGCGCCACTGACTGATAATGCATCTGCGGCACGAATAGCTTGTGATGATGGTGAAATCGGATTTTCAATGAGTGATGTTGGATATCCCGCTTCAGCTTGAAAATAATCAACAATTACTCCCGACGCACCATCTCCTAAATAACTCGTACTATTAATCGCATTACACACATACAATACAAATGTTGCTGCAGTTGACGAGTTGGCAATTGCGCTCATTGAGAGTTCTACGAAACCATTTGCTAACGATTCGAATTCAAAAATCGGATTAGCGGATCCAATTGCTACAACACTTAAAGTTTGAAAATCGAAAACGACATAGGTTCCAGATGCAAATCCATTTACCATTTGAAGTTGTTGATATCTTCGTCCTTTAAATTTGAACCTAACAGTAACGCTGTACCTAGTTCCACTTATTACACTTCTAATCTGCTGTGTTCGGTGCGAACCAGTCGTTGTTAGCTCAATAAGAGCATCAGCGAATTGCTCGCCATCGGTGCCAACTTCACTATTTTCTAAAACATCAAGACCGTTTTTATCCCAAATACCATTCGACTGCATTCTTGGATAATTAAATAAGTTTGTAGTAGCCACCTCAGAAAAATAACCTGGTTGACCAGTCGCACAATAATTTATCCTTGGTTCATTTGGTAAGGCTTGCACCCAATTACCATGGACATCCCAGTAACTCCGCAACGAGTTGGCAACCATCGTCGCAATATCTAAAAGCTCTTTTCTGACAAGGCCAAATCGCTTTTCATAGATGCGATAGTCATTCTGGTCAAAGTCTAAAATCAGCGTACAGGACTTAAAAAACGCCTCTTTTAAAGCCAAGTCTGCGGCCAATTGCCCTTCAGGGTACTGAACAGCCACAGCGGCCGCGGCTTCTGCGGCTTGTTTAGCAATAACCGCATCATTTTTCGCACTGGCGGCTTCATCGGCTTTTGTGGTTGAAATTACCGCTTGTGCCGTGGCCGTTGTCGCGCCCTGCTGTGCCTCGGTTCTGTATTGCTGGTTGAGCTGCATGGTTTGCTGGATGGAGCCATCTAAATCAGTCACATCTTGGGTTAATTGCGCCACTTGAGGAGTCAGCATGGCCATTGAATCTGCAACAGCTTCGTAGGACGTGAAGATGGTGTCAGCGTTTTTAAATATTTCACGAAGTCGCACAACCGCATCCGCCAACCCCTCGTTTGTGTTAAATGCAACGAGAGCGCCTGTGATGGATGATTGGCTCCAGGGGTACCGTAACGTGATGGTTGATTCACCAGCATCAGGCACCGTGCCTTTGATGGCCTCAGCGGGTAACCGCACACCATTGCTATCCGCAATAAACACAACGGTACCCGGGTACACTTTACTGCAGTCGACATTACCACTCACGGTAATGACGGCAGAGCCAAGCGTCGCCACTGCTGACGCTGCCGTAAGCGGCTTAATTTCATTTAATGCCATAATCCCCTCGGAATTTAGACGGTTACTTCAAGGCTTTTGAATAAACTGGTTGATGTCGTTGACAGGCTTAAACTGGTGTAAGGGCCAGTAAAGTTGAATAGAATTTGGAGCTGGTAGTTTTGGTTGCTGTATTTGGTCTTGGCCCGGTTGTCGGCAATGCCCCCCAAGATGAACCCAGACGAGTTCGGTGGCGCCGACACATCCCAATGATCAGTGCCAGCCTCATTACTTAAAACCATGGTCATTGATTTACTGGCAATGACATTGTTGCTTCCGTCAATGATCCGGAGCTGCACCGTGCAACCTGACAACGGGGCATTGCTCCGAATTGTGCCCGCCCAAATATCCGAACTAAATGACACCTCGCAGTAGCCGGCAACAGCCTGGTGAGTTAACGTTGCCAACGTGGTCCATGCCCCGCGGCTGCCAGTAAAGCTGGTGGGTACTGAGGCCATTTTATTCTCTGCAAACCGCGACTGACTTCCGTCATTAGCGATAAAAAACTTCGCATCGAGCGGATTAATAAGATTTAGCGCTGCAACGTTTACCTGGTTGTATTCATAGTTAAACCACGACCAGTGTTTCGGTCCGTACCAGTCGATTAGTTTTCCATTGGTGCCAAATGCCGGGCCGATGATCCTCACATACCCGCTCGATGCTTCCTCTCCTGATATCAGGTAACCGGCTCGGACCACTGCACCAATGATATTGCCGCCACTGATATTTGGAGCCTCTATAGAGGCAGCAGATAAGTGCCCATTAACAAATGAAAACTTGCCAAGCGAGGCATTCCAATAAAACTGAGTGACACCCGAGTCAGAGGTAAACCGGATGGACCCTGCACGAAAGTCGATATTATTTGTGGCGCCATCAATCACAATGCCGTTGATGGTGGTAATGCCTCCGGACGTTGTTTGAACCCCCAAGAACGCCCGGCTAAATAGCTGCCCCAGACTGTTGCCATGACTGGTGAGTTGCAAGTTAGCTGATGACAGACCATTTTCAGTCGAGGTTACCCGGGTGCCTAATGCTGCGACAGAGCTGACAGCGCCATCAGCAGTTGATTTCGCCTGGTTAGCCAATGTCCAGGTGGCCGACAAACCAGTGGTTGCGTTATTAACGGTGCCAGCCAATGTTGTGACTGAGCTGGACACGCCATTGATGTCGCTTTGAACCTCGACTAATTGCTGAGCCATCGCGGCATCAGACGCGGTCAACTCGGTGTATTGGGTCGACCTTAAACTGCTTTCAGTTGCTATGGTTTGATTCAACTGAGAAATGGCCACAACACGGTTCAATGTTTCAGTACTGATCGAGCTGCTGAGTTGGCCGTATTGATAAGCACGAGTGCCAGCCTCGTCAGTGATGGCCTGGTCTAACTGTTGAACTGCAGATGCCCGGGTTATTTCTTCGTTCGATATGCGGGATGTCAGCGAGTTAATTTGAGCTGCTCTGGCAGAGGATTCATCAGCCACACTTTGGTTAACTTGTTGTATTGCTGCAGCCCGGGTTATTTCCTCCGTTTCGACTCTGCTGTTCAATTCAGTTATTTGTGTTGACCGGGTACCAGATTCGTCGGCAATGGTTTGGTTTAACTGTGAAATGGCAGATGCCCGAGTTGTTTCCTCAGTTTCTACACGGCTGGTTAGTTCATTAACCTGTAGCGCTCGCGCACTGGTTTCATCTGCAATTGTTTGGCTCAATTGACTAATGGCGGCTGTGCGCGTTTGACCTTCATCTGCAATTTGACTTGTGAGCTGAGTAATGGCGGTTGCCCTGGTCTCACTTTCTGTGGCGACAACTTCAAGTACATTCGCTATCTGTGATGCCCTGGTAGATGATTCCTCTTGCACTGCCACATTCAGCAGTTGAATATCTGCCTGTCGCTGTTCGGTTTCTGATTCAACCTGCTTTTCTGTTTCATAGTTATCAATGATGCCATTGATCATTTCCGCTATGTCCGGATACGGGTTTTCGCTGAGTGCCTCATTGATTTGACTGTCGAAGTACTCTGCCATTTGCCCATTCGTTGGCATATCGCTTAACCGGTCGTTCACGTACTGATTTACCTGGCCAGCGGTTTGCTCAACTAAATCAGGGCCGAGCTGCTCTAAAAGTGCCTCACCCAGAAAATCCAACAACGGCTGCGGGTCATTTTCTGTTTTACCAACTGCGGATACCCAATTGGACTGGCCTAACGCCGATACTGTTCGCACATAAACGGTGTATTCGGTGTCTGGGAGTAAATCACTGATCACATAGCTGGCACCGCGACCACGCCAGTTGCTGGTGGACAAAATAGCGAATTCAAACTCTGTGCCCAGACCAATTCCCGCCAGCTGCGGAATAATGGTCAAACTGAAATTGGTGGACTCAATGACTACAGATTGCGGTGGTACTGGTACCGCCACTGAAAAGCTGTACAGCGCTGCAGGCGATAAGGTACTGAGTGTGCTGACGGCAAAGACCTTAACGACGTAACTTCCAACAGATAACAACGGCAGCGTCAGCCGGCGCTCTGGAGTTGTTTGCTCCAAGACTTTAACGTCGTCTCGCCAAAGCTGAATTCGGTAATGGCGGATAAACGCATCATTTTCCGCTGACCAGGTAACAAACCCACCAGTGGCATAGGTGAGATCTGGCGTTATCGCCAGTGCGGTTGGAGCGCTAATGGCGGTAGGGTCACCGAGGTTTGTGCCGAGGGTTCGCTCTGAATATGCCACACCAGACCATGGGTAAATGGCGTCCTGGTGTTCAACCAGCTCCAATTCTACATCTGCATCTTCTCGAAGCTTGACCTGCTCTATCCGGAATGGCTTTGCATCCCAGCCGCGGGTGTCATCTGTAACACCAACGATGTCGCCAGGCTCACACAAAATAGCCAAAGGCGATGCGCTAAATGAGCATTCAGTGCGGCTACGGCTGCGCTTCGCCACAATCTCCGCCATCTGGTAGGCTTCGGCTTTATTGGTGATGGTGTCGAATTCGAAGCTTTGCTCCAGCAACACGCCATTATCTTCTGCCAGCCACTGTGCAAAAAGCGGATCTGTTGCCGCCGGAAAACAAACTTCATCGCGCTCATATGACGTGGCTTTATTGGGAAAGCGCACAATCACCCGGTTATAACGCTCGTTTTTTCGACCTGAACGGCTTTTCACTGGGCCGGTGATATTGGCGTAATTTAAAGCCGTGGATTTGTGATGGCCAAAAAAGAATACAGGCGCCCCTTCCCGCTCACAGTCCAGCCGCATGATCCCACTGCCAACCGGCAGCAACCCGCGCATGCCAGATAGCAACTGTTTGACGTTGCTAAACACTGGCCGCCCCGTATCAATAACTAAATTACCGGTGATCCGAGCGTGAGTAACCGAGCTGGTAACATCATTCAGCGTTACAGTGCTGGTGATTAAATCATCCGCCCAATTGGCCGAACTAATAAAGCTGGCAACCGGTAACCTGCCACTGGGCATGCCTTTGCCGTACCGTGTGTTGGTTAGGTAATCCAATAGCTGCAGCGGTAGGTTTTCGCTGTAGGCCGTTGTGTTTGTCCGAGGGTCAAAAATTTTACGGCCCTGAATAAGAGCCGTAACTTCGGGTTCACCACGCCAGATACTCTGGCTTTCGTCCATCTGCAGCCGCAAATGGATATACGCCAAACCTCGGAGTCTATGTTCAGACGTCCAATTCGGAATGCCTGTGCTTAATGCAGCCTGATCATCTGCGCCTAAGCAGCGCTGCACAGTAAACCACTTTCCGCCACCTGACTTATTCCATCGAGAGTCAGTCTCAGAGACTCCATCAAAAAACAACTCTGTAATTGCCTGAATTGGGCCTTCACAGAACACGATAATTAAGTGCAAAAATTCGTTTTTCGCCCCGCCAGCTGCATCCGTAACGTACTTATGCACTTTAATGCCGCCGATGCGCCGGGTACCGTAAACAATCGGGATTGGGTGATCACTACCCTGCTTTTCGACTGTTACAGCCTGGGCTTCAGGCAGATCCGGCGATGGCACCAACCAACTGATAATTTTTTTAAATGGCTTGGTGACGGCTTTCCATATCTTTGAAAATAACCCCATTACGCACCACCCCATTTCAGGTCTTTGCGCACCTGGGCGGCAAACTCAAGCCCCCGATCTCCCGGGAAAAATCGCTGTTGGCTGGCATCTGTGCTACGGCGACCCCGTGGGGCTTCAAAGTCTGCAAATTCACTGGCCATAGCGACGGTAATTTGGGAGGAACCCTCACTATCAGATACATCGTGGCTGGTAACTAACCAGGTATGCAGGAGGATTGGACTGGCTATCACCTGGCCTTGGTCTGTCAGGTAGGCACGATAGATGTAGCAATAGCGATTGATTTGGTTTTTACCCAACATCAGCGCCACAATGCTTTGATCTGCAGCAGTAAACGCCAGGCTGATTTCACCAATGCGCAGTTCGGCAGTAAACGTTGGCGAGTCCATGCCGAGCAGCAAACCGTTACTTTCAAACTGCTCACCGTTCCAATCGACCAAATACCCACAGTCGGTTAAGCGAATAACGGTGTTATCGGCCAATTCCATGCGCAGCAAATGGCAATAGTCAGCCCCGCCGGCAATTGCTGTAGCGACCTGAGGTGTTACTGATAGCATGGGTTATAAGGCCTCGATTACATCCAGTTCGTAGGTAACAAAGCCAGACCCTGATGTTGAGGCTTCAAATTCTTGAATGTCTCTGGCCAGCCGAAAAGAAAATGGGACACTGTTCATGATGAGAGATGTGCTAACAGGTAGATCTGTTGTTAACTGCGGCATAATTTGAATGGTCAACTGTCCAGATCCATTACTGTTCACATCAGACTGTATTTGGTAAACCTTATTGTGGTTTGAGAAGCGAATAAAATCCCCCGCAATCAACTGGCCAATAACTGAGCCAATAAACCCCTGAAGTTGTACGATTGAGTTTCCAGCGGAAGCATTTGCCCTTACCGTTGGCGCGCCAAGGGCCTTGCCTAACGGTTTGCTGTATCGAGGCACCGTAGTTTCAAACACCCCTTTACGCCCTAATAAGCCGAAGGCCCAAGCCATAGCCCGGCGCTGTTCCTCAAGGTTCATAGCAACTGTGGTTAGCGTAAATTCCCAGCGGTGCGCTGGAATGGCCCTGACATGCTGAATAAGTGCCTTGCTTTCAGTTGCAATGCTTGGACTGTTCGATACGATTCGGCACTTTGAAAACCGCATAAAGCTCGGAGGATTTGCCATTTTCCCCTCAAAAATACAGTGCAACAGCAGCAATAATTGCGGCTGCGCCAAACAGAATCGCGCAAATAAGCGCCGCATTTGCTAGTTTATGGCCTACCAGGCCAGCATCATATTCGTTCATTTTCCCGCCTACCTTTACCTGATGTTTGGGTTTATACTGCATACATGCTTTGCTCCTAAGTGCTATTTAGGGGTGAATGCAAAAACCCCGGCATGCTGCTAACATCCGGGGTTTTGTTTTTTGGTTGCAAATTTTTGCGGTTACAGCCTTACACCTTGTTCCTCATAAGCCTGTGTCACCATGCCGGCTATTGCCCCTCGATTATTGAGCAGCATTTCCATTAACCCATCGTTATTTAATGCTGAAAAGTTAAAGTTAAGATCCAGTTTTGCAGGTTGATTTAAGCGACTTGGCGCTGCGCCACCTTTCGGCGTTGCACTTAAGAAACTGGTTAAATCTTTGTTTTGTCGAGGGCTTAAAACACGCTCACCTTTATCTAAAAGCCATGTGCCTTCTTGTGGTATGTAATCTAAGCCGCTGTGCGCCATACCAGCCAAAGTTGAGGAGGCTGCAGCAATAGCACCGGCAGCCAAAGGACTCGTTGCTGCGGTGGCAGCCGTCATTGCCGCAGGCGCCAACATAGGTCCTACAATTGGTATGGCCGCAGTAGAGGCAAACGCATTAATCCCAGCCAGCATAACACCTGCTGTTGACTGGCCTGTTACTTGAGCAACGTATCCAGCTGCTGCAGTAGTTCCGATAGTTTTCTCTAAGGCAAAATTAATGAGCTTTTGGGCTCCAATTCTGATGAGCATTCGAATCGTTTCTTCTGCCATCGAGCGTAACATGTCTGAAAAACTCAGATTTCCGGTTGTTACGAATTCATATAGTGCGTCTTCAAGACCACCGAAAGCATCTGTGAAGACGCTTTCCATTTGACCAGCTATATCATTAACCTGATCACTCCAATTGGCCCAGGCTTCACCCCATCCGTTGGTCCAATCGCCACGCATTTCCGCTTCACGAGCGAAATAGTCATCAAGCATGCCAAGCCTGGTTTTTAGCTGTTCATCCAGCATTCCAATTTGTTGGTCATATTCATTTTCAGAAATACTGCCGGTGGCAAAGTCAGACGTTGCACGGTCTTTTCCCCGCTGCACATCACGCTCAATACCTGTACGTTGGTTTAGCCGGTCTCTGGCGCGCTCGCCCATGCCAAAGTACTGAAGCATATCGCCATACTTTTCGCGCTCTTGCTGGGTTTCAGACTCAAGGTTTTTTTGAAAAGCAGATAAACGGGCAATTTGTTGCTGTAGCTTAATTTCTTTTTCAAGTTCAACATTTTTCTTTAGTTGAGCCCGGATGGCGTCTTGCTCTGCCAGCAACGATTTTTGCTGTGCAGTGAGTGTTTTTTTGTCTTTTAAGTCGGCCAGTTGCTGCTCAAATTTGGCCAAGGCTTGCTGGGCCACACCAATTTTTTCCGCCGTTCCAAGCTGCTCCCTTAAAGCGGCCTCTTGCTGTGAAAGTTGCAGCAACATCGACTGTGCCGCGCTGTCTGATTCTTTTTTTGTGGATTTGTATTTCTCATTAATAGCCGCCAGACCTTTTGCAACTGATTCGTCCGATACAAGGGCGCTGGATGGATCAGCAGCACGGATAGCGTCGACATTGGCTAAGTATTTTTTTACAGCATCAGCGCGTTTTTCGTCTGTTGATTTTGCTTCTTCCAAAAGTTTGTTTACAGACTGCTGAGCGGAAATAGATTTTTGGTTTATCTCGGCTTTGCGCTGATCCTCTTCTGCCGAAAGCTCCTGGATCATGATTTGCTCCAGCAGCAATCGACGAGCTGATTCTAGTGAGGAAATATCGGCACCTGGAACAGCTTTCCCTCTTACCGTTCTTGGGCCTTGCTGTTTTGCTTTTTCAATATCAGCTTCTGTTTTTGCTAAGCGCTCATAAAGCGTATCTTTTCTACCAACACTTAGAATTGCATCCCACGCACCGGAACTGCCTTCTTTAATGTTTTTCCATGCGCGTTCAATAGCACCAAGGTTTTCTAAAATTTGTGTGGTTCGTTCGTTTGTCGCATCAGCATATGCATTAATTGCAAGAGTGGCTGCGTCCTGTGTTTTCCCCTGCTCTTGTAGAGCTACAATCTGTTCATAAACAGAGCCTGTTAAAAAATGGTACTTTTCATTCAGCTCTGCCACTGCTTTCGCAGGATCTTTAGCCAGTTGTTCAAACTCTTTTACCGTGTCAGAAACTGATTTACCAACGGTGTTTTCCATTTGCACAGCAGCACGACTGACCTGCTCCAATTGATCAGATGTAAACCGACCGGTTGCTGCTGCCTCCGCTATTGCTGCTGACGCTTGGCGCTGAGTGCCGGACACCTGCTCTATTCGCATTGCCATTTCCGCCAGGCCATCGGTAGTTTCGCCGGTTACATTTCCTGTGAACAGTAATGCCTGTCGGAACTTATCAGCCTCAATACTTCCTTGGTAATACGCCAGCGCTACGACAGATAAACCAGCAGCAACCACAGTCAGCGGATTAATGATGCCTATGATGTAAGAAGACAGCGCTTTGAACGCGTTGGCCGTTCCACCAAACATATCTTTGATTTGGCCGCCCTGCTGCAATAAGACAGTTAATGGGTTCATCCCACCTTGCAGTGAGACTACAATATCGGTGAACTGTGCCGGCAGCCCCCGCATTGCTGCAGCCATTTGCTTAGATGAGATCGCATTTTTACCCATTTGCTCATTTACGCCTGTAAGCGCAGATCGCGAATGGTTAATCACGTTGTTTAACCGGTTAAACTCCCGCTCGTCGACTAGACCGGCTTTAAAACCTGACTGCAGCTGTTCTTGCATTTTATCCAGCTCGGCAAGTTTACTCACGGTGGGGTCGATTTGGTTAATGAGCTTTGCGAATTCACGTTGCTGGATTGAAAAAGCGCTGTTTGTTTCAATGACCTCTCGTCGCATGGCAGAGATAGTCGAGCTATAGCGTTGGTATGCTGCTTCATCAACTAAGCCACTCGCGGAGTGTTTCTCTAACTTTTCCTGCATTTTCTCAAGCCGATTTAACTCAGCAACGACAGGGTCAATTTGAGCCACCAATGAATTAAATTCGTCCTTTTGACGTTTAACAGCTTTATTCATTTTGTCCAAAGCACGTTCAGTACGGGTAGCCCCTTCTTCAAAGCTACCTGTGTTAGCAATGACGTTTAACGTCAAATTACCCATGCTGCGGTTGGACATAAAATCTCCAATAAAAAACCCGCCGAAGCGGGTTTAATAACTTTGTACTAGTCCCATTGGGACATAGCATCTTCGAGGCTCAATTCAGATTCGTATTTAGGTGTAACCACCATAAAATGTTCCAGTGGCTGCGATTCACCACCAGCACTGTGATGTGCTATGGCCATTTGATGAGCTGAAATCAGCTCTAATCGACGCTGCATACACAGGACCCCATACTTTTCTTTGTATGATGCCCAAGTAATCGCTTCGTCAAAGCTTAGATTGGATTTGGCTTCATCAATTGTGCGACCTCCGACACCGGAGAGAACGAGCTCACACCAGAACTCATCTTCTAAGCTGATGGCTTTGGGTCTGGCGTTTTATGTACGCCATTTACCTCCCAAATCGCATTCAGAAGTGCCATACCTAAGCTTTCGCAGATAGGGCCATGACCAGGCTGATCGTCACTGTCAGCGCAGCCCATAATATCCTGAGGTTGAAACAATTGATTGCCATCTTCGTCAACAATGCTTGCACAAATTCGGCTGGCCATTACACCGTCCGACGCGACGAATTTTGCTTCTGCCGTAATTGTGGCAAACGATTTTTTACGAACGAAAACTAAAGCGCTAAATTCCTTTTCTTCACCAGAATCATCAGTTACAAACCAAGTAATTTCACGACGAACAGGTGCGGCTTGGGTGAAGCTTTTCGAACTGGCCAGCATTTCTTTACTTAATAAATTCATACGTCACCTAATGTTTTATGCCGGTGTCCAAGCATCGGAAGATCGTCCTTTTTTCAGCCATTTACCTTTACCGGAACGCTGAACAGACAATGCGGTTGTCACAACAGTATTCAACTGGAAATCGAACGGAAAATCGGCCACGTAACCATCAAAAATATACCAAGTGCGGGTAGCAGGTAACTTTAATGCGCCGCCAACAACAGTTGGTGCTACACCAACACCATCGGACCAGCCAAGAATAAACTGGATATTTCGATCATCGTCTTCATCGGCCAATTCGGCTAGGCGGATATGCGCAGCGACATCTGGATCAGCTTTAACTTGGCCTGATGCTTGCCCGGGTGTTGCCATACCCTTTTTCGACTTTTTAGCCAAGTCGTCTAAGTCAGTATCGTCAATTTGCTCTCTTGGCGAGCCGCCGGGGTTGAATTGTGTTACACCCGTAATTTTTACTACTTCATTGCCAGCTGTTGCATCAGGATCAATAAAATAGACTTCAGTGCCTTTGGTTAACTTGGACATAACGTCGCTCCTTTATGGCTTTAAGAGTTTGTCCAGCTCCCAATTTAAGGCGCTGGAAAAGCGGGTAATCAAAATATTAATGTTCTGCTTGAACGTTTTACGCATGTATGGCTTTTCTCTACTGCGTTTGGTGCCGTACTCAACAAGATGCCAGTGTGGTGTGTTTCCACCAGTACCAGTATCAGGGTTTCCTTTTGGTACATTTTTGAAATCAGTTGCTATGCCTATACGAAATAAATGCTTGCCTGTTTGTCTAAACACTCGAGATCCAAACTGCATTTCAATGTTGTCAACTATACGGCGGTCTGTTTTCGGATCATCTATAGTTAATGCGCTTTGTCGCAGTGCTAAAATCGCACGCCCCGCGGTAAATCGAGCTGCACGTCGAGTCGCCTTGTTTCGAACCCCCTCTTTAACAAGCGCAAGCTTCAACCGGATTTGTTCAAACCCTGATAATTCAAAGGTTGTTTTGGCCATAGTTACCTCAAGTACTGAAAGGTGATGTCGGCAATGAAGTCTTGTGACACCCAGCCGAATTCTGGGTCTGAATCCTGATCTGCTTCTTCCACGTCACAGCTGATAAATTGGTATTGCTCTGTGATGTCTTCATAGTTTTCCAGCGCTGCAACAAGCTCTGCCCCTATCAGCTTTAAGTTGACATAGGAGTTTGAAACCACTTTAAAACTGAGTACAAAGTTGCCAATATCTGAAAGCTCGCCGTCTAAATCGCGTTCGCGTTTTGGTTTGCTGGCCTGATACACCACATAAGGAAATGGCGCCCCTTCATCCGGGTGCAACGGGGTGATCTTGTCACTTACCAACTCAGCTAATTCTGGCTGGCTGAGCAGAAAAGCCCGAATAGTAAATTCAATGGGATCAGCCATTCGGTTGCTCCAGCACAAGGATAAGCTCTCGGTTCTGGCCCTTGGTATTTTCTACCTTGGTGATGCGGTACATGCTGCCAAGATAATTGGCTGATAGCCCTGCTGTTATTTGTGGGTAGTACCTGGCGCGCAGCATGATCTGACCTGCCACCCCAATGCCGACAGCTATCTTTTTTGCCGTTTCTGTTGCCGACAGTGCCTGCACATTCACAGTGCCGACCAAGGTAGGCACTTTTAACTTCTGTCCACTGGCATCACGACCGCCTGCCTGAGTGAAAATGTTGAGCAGAACCCATTTACCGCCGCTACGCATTACCCAACCCTCGGGATTTTGTAGCTGTTGAGTAAAAAGCTAACGCCCATTGGCAGCTCTGAAGCCTGCAGCATTGTTACCGCCTCACGGTGCTCGTACAAATGGCCAATCAGTAAAAGACAGGCGCTTTGGGCCTGAGCTGGCAGAGCGTCATAACCCACTTGCAACACAATGGTGACAGATTCTGGCTCTGCAATAGTTGCTGGCCAACTGCCGCCAAATGGCGGGTGCAGCATTGGATACACTCGGTTTCTGCTGTCGAGCCTTACCAACTGGGGGTCAATATCCTGTTCCACTCCAGCGGGGTCTGTATAACTCACTGAGAGCACTTCAATGACCGGGGTGAACTGCAACTCAAATGCACCGACAGGGAAACCATCCAGAACCACAGTTTTTTCAGCTTTTACAAAACTGGTACCCGTTTCTGACTCCGCATACTCCAACGCTGCTGCGGCGAAACCCTGCAATAAAACATCGTCACTACCATCGTCAAAGCTGGAATTAATGCTTAAGTGCTTTTTGATCAGTGATAACTCGATCATGGCTTTTCCTGATGGAACTGAGCATATTTCATGAAAAAGCCGGCACTTGGCCGGCTTTGTTGCTTCTAACTACCGTTATTCGGCAGGTTGTTCTTTCTCTGATTCTGTGGGTAGTTCAGCGCCTCGGACGGCAACCTTAATGCCTTCCACCAGATGCTTCACCCGGTCTTCCGGAAAACCGGCAATATCACCACGGCTGTAGCGACTGTGTGGCTTTAAGAAAGTGACTGTGACGTTTTTATCTGCCGCAGCGGCGGCTTCAGTTTTCTTTGCTGTAGACATTGTTCATACCTGCGTTAGGTTGGAGACATGGCGGCTACGCCGCCAGTTCGGGTGATGGATAATTACCAGGTAACACCGGTTCCGAGTGACAAACCTTCCACATGACGGAAACCTACATCATGCTCCGCCACAACGCGCACCAGGGACTGATTGCGAGCGAACGCCGACACCAAATTGCCAGAACCGTCTTTGTAGGTGGCTTCTTTACTGAAGTCGATGGTCATGTTGTCCATTTCACCTATGATGACATCATTCCAGTCCGCAAAATAAATTTCCGACTCGTTAGTGCCAGCTCCCAAATTGACCGGGATGGTGGTGGTATGCAATACCGGATATCCCTTCAGCATGCCTTGCGCCATTTCTGGATAGACCT